CTCCGGAAGACAAACCACCAGTCATACCATCAATGATTGCAGACGCCAAGTTTCGACCTGCAGATCTGAGGGCTGCTGCATTACTTCGGATAGAATCAGCAACGCCGTTGACGAAAGCAACAACTGCTCTTCCGCCTTCATCAGCAAGACGAACCATGTTTTCAGATATACCCTTGATAAGCGCAATCACAACGTCCGTACCAGCCGTAACAACCCGGCCAATGTTGTCGGAAAGGCTGTTCAGAAATGCAACCATTAGGTCCACTGCAGCTGTAACAAACCTAGGAACACCGTTCCTAAGCTCCTCTAGCATAGAGACCACCAAGTTGATGATCACTCGCGTAATTGGAGGAACGTATTCTTCCATCTTTCGCAGAACAGCGAGCATGATCTTCATTGTAGTCTCAGCCATCTGAGGAACAGCTCTCTCCATGGCCTTCAAAATATCGATAGTCAGATTAACGATTGTACGAATGACACTTGGAGCATTATCGTTAATGACCTTCAACATGGCCTGGATGATCTGTGTCGTAGCCTTGCCGATGGCGCCAACAGAGTTCCCGATAACCTTCAGGATTTCGACAATCATTAGACCAACGGCCTTAGCGATTGTCGGGAGCAGTCCTACAAAGGCATTTACGAACGCCACCATAGCCGCAATACCGGCTGCTCCTGCAGCTGCAAGAGCCGTAAGAGCAATAGAGAAGGCTAGAATGCCGGCGCCAGCAAGTGCTGCGCCTACACCCAACAGAGCGATAGCAGCACCCAAGACTAGCAGAATAGGTGCAACAGGGCCCATAGCAAGACCCGCCACTCCAAGGACAATGAACACGGCTGCAAGAGACCCTAGAGCCATAGCGATTTGCCCAATCGACATACCGCCTAGTGCATAAAGAACCGGAACAAGTGCAGTCAGAGCTGCAGCAACCACCAAGGTAGCCGCGGCGCCGGGAAGAGCGCTTGTCATAGCAAACATGGCAACTGAGATGATCAAGAGAGACCCCGCAAGAGCAGTCAAACCCCTTGCGATCTCGTCCCAACTCATTCCAGCCATGTTCTGTACAGCTCTTGCAATTAGCTGCAAGGCTACAGACACGGCAACCATACCCATAGCAGAGAATATCATTGTCGGAGGAAGGAGGTTCATGGCAACGACAATAGCCATTAGTGCGCCGGCCATAACCGTTAGACCACGACCAATCTCTTCCCAAGACATGGTTGCAAATTGCTTAGTTGCACTCGCCAAAATATGCATGGCGCCAGAGATCATGATCAGCGCTGCACCAGCAGCAAGAAGTCTGGCTGGGTGACCCACAGAGTGTGAGAATATAGCAAACGCTGTAAGGATGGCTGTGATAGACGCAAGACCCTTAGCGATACCTTCCCAAGAAATACTAGAGAAGGCCTTCACCGCATCAGCAAGCACTCGAATACCTGCGGCCAACAGCAAGAGACCTGCACCTTGAATGACCCCAGCCTTGTTAGCGGCAACCAACCTTGTAAATATAGCGAGCCCAGCAAGAAGACCACCAACTGCAGCGAGGCCGCGGCCAATTTCTTCCCAACTAAGACCCGAAAGATCAGTTACTGCAGTAGCTAGAATGCGAATACCAACGGCCAGAATAAGCAACCCTGCACCTGCACGAATCATACCCGCAGTTTGTCCTGACATAGCCAAGGTTGCTGCTGAAACAGCGGCAAGAAGCGCTGCCACACCAGTCAAGCCTCTAGCAAGCTCTTCCCATTGTAGTTCAGACAGTGCTTTAACGGAAGATGTCAAGATCCGGATAGCCGTTGCGAGCAAGATCAAACCCGTGCCAACGCCCACAAGGCCTCTGATGCCTCCAATAAGCTGGAAGCCAACCAAGGCGGCCATAAGCTGAGTGAACATTGCAGTCATAGCGGTTAGAGCTCTAGTAAGGCCTGCTGCGTCAATCTTAGACAAAGCCACTACAGAGGCTGTGAGAACACCCACAGCGATGGCGATCTGCATAAGGGTCATAGCCCTTAGCGTATTTTGCATCGTGTTAAGGGTGAATGTCAGCTTCTTGAAAGGCTGTGTCATGTTGTGGGTGATGCTACCTGCACTCTTTCCTAGATTCTCTACAAACCTACGGAAGAGCAACAGGAAAGCACCAAAGAAACCTGTCTGGATTGTCGAAATAATCTCGTCGAAGTTAAGGTCTCCAAACACACCCTCAAATATCCCAGACAAAGGAGCAAAGGCTTCGCCAACACGGCGCCCAAAGCTAAGAAGAGAGTCGAGACCTCGCTTCAATAGATCCCAAACATTCCCCCAGATGTTGAGGATGAACGTCCCTACACTTCCTAGAACGGACCCAATGCTGGAGAATGCTCTAGCAAACTGTTCGACAGAAGGAGGAGTAAAGTCAAAGTTATCAAGCAGAGCTTTACCAAACTCCTTGATCCCCTGGATTGGACCCTTAAGCGCATCGACCAAGCGAGTAAAGAACTGAGTTAGACCGTTACCCTGTCGAATAGCTTCCAACATAGCTACTAGGAAATCGCCCATGTTTGCTGTAACGTCTAGGAACGATCCTGAGCCCTCAAAGACAATCCCAAACAGGGACGCAAAGGCACTGATTGCTGGTTTAAGGATCTCCCAAGCAATTCCAAATATAGCAAAGAGTCCGGCAAATGTCCTCCGGAGCTTATCCGCAGTTTCATCTCCGATTCGCATGTTCCTCGACATCACCAACAACCGAGTGACAAACGAGAACATGTCATCCAAAGACTTTCTTGGGAAAATATCGGTGAACGCGTCCTTAATCGGCGTGATGTACTTTCGGATTGTCATGCCAATATTACGGATGATCTCCAAGATTGGACGAATGAACCGTTCCATCTGAGAGAAATCGACGTTATCGATAAAGTTGATAAGGTCTTTAGTTTTCCGACCCGTGAAACCCGTCAATGCATCGATCACCGGTCGCAAAGCCTTACCGACTGCATCTACAGCTGGAGACAGAGAATTGAATAGATCTCTCTGTTGCTGCAACCAAGGAGTGAAGAAGTTCGCTCCAATTCGAGAGAATGCTGCTCTCAAGTTAGCTAGAGAACCTGCATAAGTTTCATTAGCCTTTGTTGCGTTCTCACCGAATGCTTCGTCCATAGCCCGGTAGAAGGTTTCGAAATCCACTTCACCAGCAGTGACCATTTCTCGAACAGCTCGCTCGGAAATACCCATAGACTCTGCAAGCGTTGCAGCGGCGTTCAAACCCCGAGAGGACATTCGCAGAAGGTCATCACCCATAACTCGACCGTTACCGGCGACCTTAGTGAAAATATCCGCAGTATCTGTATAGGAGCTATTGGTCATAGCAGCAACACCAGAGATTGCTCTCAGTGCTGTAGTCATGTCTTCGCCAGCCTCCATACCACTGGCACCAAACTGACCTGCTGCTCGAGCTGCTTCGTCAAGACCAAAGGCTGTTCCAGTTACAGCCTGAAGAGCACTTTCCATTGTGTCATTGATGTCCATTCCCAAACCGCGGAACTGGAACTTGGCTTGCTCAATGTTTTCTGCTCTTCGTCTACCGCCGCCAATCAGCGGGTCTAGCATCTTACCAGCAGTATTCCTAACAAACCTCATAGCTGCTGTAGTCAGGTTCTGAATTACTGTAAAACCAATTGCACCTAGGGCATTGAAACGTCCTGCAATCTTGTCAACCCCGGCAGCCATGCCATCGAGATTACTATTAAGTTCTCCAGCGCCTTTGAGAGTGCCATCCATCTGGAGACTTTTCTTCAAAGTCTCTAGACCAGAAAGGGTTTCCTTAACACCTTGCTGGAACTGTTTGTTATTGAATTGCAGCTCAACTACTCTGTTATCAATAGACCTACTCATGAGGATGTCACCACCTTCCATACTTCATCGGCAATTCGGTCAAATATAGGACTCATGGCTGGGTTGATGTAATCTCTACCCCGCACATAGCCGCCCGTACCTGTTCCGTGGCCGTATTGAAGCATGACGACAACCGGAAAACCTTTTGGTGTATTGCTATTAGTCCAAGTGATTGTGACATTATCACCTCTAAAACGGACTCGATACCCCCAGGAATCAGCTGAAATTCCAGTATCCCTGGGGGTCATGGCTGCCAACGCATGAACGCCCTCTTGAGCGTATCGGTCAATTGCTGCGGCAGCTTCGTTCCTAGTCATTCGCTTCAGAAAGGCCTCCAGCTTATCGAAGGAGCCACTATGATTGAAACGGAACACGGTGTCTCCTTTCAAATATAGCTAAGGTGTTTGGTCATCGAATGGGATTTGAGGATCATCTTCTGGGTCAGGCTCTTGAAACACCATAGGTAGCGGAACCCTTTTAATCAGATCACGAACTTGCTGTTCAAGAACTGCGACTCGTTCGACCAAAGGATCCTCGGAGAGATCTTTAGCGACGACTGTGTAGCGGACCACAGGGATGCCGTTTGACTGAACCTCATAGTTTGTCTCAAGAGATTCGGTTTCGGGGTCGTGTTCGGGCGGACCATTGTCTACGATAGACCTCCACCCTTCACTATGCAAAACCTGGTCGGGGAGACGATCGTAGTTTGATACCATTTGGCCGTTAGCAAGTCTTCCAGTTCTTGGAACACCAACTTCAACAATTTGGCCATCTACAATTCTAGCTTTCATACTATCTCCTTTTTAGGCGGCTAGTTCCGCTTCGATAGAGTTGAACGAACCGGCACCAGACACTCGACCAGCACCAAGAAGTCTAGCAGAACTATGGGTGCTATCTGTAACCTGCAACCTCTGTGTTGTAGTTGAGTTAGCAAACACGCGAATATCATTGCCCACTACACGGACCCTAATAGCTGTAAGGCCGCTTGTAGTTGTTCCTCGATAATAGCTAGCACGTTGAGAAACAGAGCCGTTAACACAGCGATCCAAACGAATATAGTAGTAATGTGTGGTGCTACTTGAAGTTGAGGTGACTCCGGTCTTATACGGATCACCAGACTTTGCATAGTTGTGACCGTGAATGTATCCGCCACCACCAGTGTTTTGGTGTGTGTGATTTCTAGAAGCGCCACAAGTAGGGAAGGACGGTGGAGAACTGAAACTACCCCAACCAAACAACGAAACGGCTCCACCAGGCATCGAATCAGTATTGTCGAAGTGGGGACCAGCACAAGTTCCAGTGAATGGGTTATCGTGTCGATAACTTTGGCCCCACTCATAAGACGTTGTGGACGATGATGAACTAACACGTTCAATTCGAGCTCGCCACCAATTGTTTGCGTCCACTATTCTAAAATATAGCCCACTATTAATCAGGGTGTTAATGTTTAGAGTAGCGTCAAAACTCCGACCACCAAGTCTGAAGGCGGCAATACCTGTAGAGGGAAAATATAGACGATTAGAATTGATGGACGAATCGCCAGAAATCTTTTCCCATAGGGTATTTCCTTCTTCAGTCTTGCCTAGATCGTTGCCGTTCGGTCTCGTGAAGGTATCAGCCCAAGGACCAGCAGATCCGCCACCTGATCTACGTACTACATCAGCTAGCATTACCCACTCCGTCCCAGGCTTTGCCTACGGTTACGGTTGATCCGCGAGCAACCACAGACAACCAGGTCTCTCCTTCTAGATCTGGAATAGCTCCATTAGCAAACCTTGTACCCGAAGGCCAAGTGATAGAAGACACAGAAGGATGTACTACGAGAGTCGCCGATCGAACTTTTCCGCCATTAGGTCGATTCACCCAACTAATAACAACCCCACCAGAGGTTGTAATTTCAAATAGTTGCGCATTGGTGAAATTAATTCCAATCGACGAAAGACCCGAACTAACAGCTTCTTCTTGATAGCCAACTAGCTCAGGACGTACAATTCGTTGTTCATTCATCGTCAGCTGGCCCGTCATAGTGTCACCAGTTTTAATAAGACGATTTGTAACATCTGAGAAGCGGGCTGGGTGATTAGCATTTGTTGGGGCTAGAATCACCAAATGACCGGTCATTGTACCGCCACCAATAGTGAGGTACATCATTTGGAGGTCACTCCAAGGTGTCTGTCCATCCCCAATCTTAAACACTTTAGTGTCTCGCGCAAAGCCAATTTCGCCATCGCCGAGGACAGGGTTTAGCGCGGCCCATTCGGCTTCGGTACCGCGCCGTTGCAGCATTTGTGTAGCCATTTGAGCCACCTTTCTTGGTTGATGGTATTACCGAGCAGCATAATCATCGATCAAATATGTACCAGGTGCGCCGAGTTCGGCACGAACACCAACCCGGTCGAGGTCAGACAACGCTACAGCACCAAGTTCCCATGCCACCTCAGTAACCTGACCTTCTGGGCAAGACACAATTGGACCATTCAACCAGCCGCTGCCAGAATGCCTAACGTACAAACGGAAGTTCTTAGTCCCACCAGTGAGGGGCTTAACCTTACAGACCAAAGTGGTCTTATTGCCACCTTCAGACCAATCCTCAGTTGCTCGGAAAGGCTCAGCAATCATGCTGTTGGTAGAACCAGTATACGTCACTTCAAGCGAACGAATACCCGAAATAGGTTCGGCTGAGTGATGGGACAAAGATGACCCACCCTCAATGTTCACCCAATTCTGAGTACTGAGCTCGAAGTCGTAGTAAATCGTGTCGCCTTCGGGATCCGGATCAGGACCAGAAGGATCTGGAATAGGTTCGTTAGGATCTGCTCTCCAATCAATAACCTCGAAGTGCTCAAGACCAATTGCGTCTAGCAAATCCGCAAACACCCGTCCTTGCCAATTGGCTGTTTCTTCTGCTTCAAAATATACCTTTGGTCTGCCTGATCGGTCGATGGAATACATACCGTAAGTTGCCAAAGCGTCAGCAACTATTCGAACATCGCCAGTTAAAACAGACCGATCAAACGAAGGCTTCAAGCGGATACGGGCACCCTCTGGCGGATCATAGGGCGCTGTTTCATCAACCTGTGATGACGCAAACCCCCAACCATCAGAATCAGTCGCTGGCCAAGTGTAGTTGCGATCTGGTTGTCCTTCAACTCGGATTACCCCAAACTCTGGAGGAGCTTCGTAGTTTCCTGGGTAGTCGTGAGCAAATGCAATTGCATGCTTGATCTCGCCAGCATCTAGCTCCCATTCTCGGATCAAACCAATCAAATATGGAATACCTGCTCCGCGAGAACCAAAGTCTCGCCCATCCCACAAGCGATCTTGATCAGGAAGAATGCCGTCGGAACGGCGATAGATTCCTGGAGGATCGCCTGCGGTATAGATTGGGATGCTTGAAACAGGAGAAAAGTGTTCTCCAGCAGGACCCCATCTAGGACTACCGTTAGACCAGGGCTGGTTGGTGCGATAGCGATAACCGTTTTGTGCAAAAGGACCGTTAGCAGTATTATACCAGCGCCAGAAACCCCACTCTTCACCTGTAGTTGGATTCCAAATGATAACCTGGCCGTCTGTACCCGGAGATGGAGAAACGGACGGAGGCATTGGAATCATAAGGTCAAGATAGTAATCCACACCTTCATAGTCAAAGGCGCCTGACGCAAACCGGCGGCTCATTCCTGGGTCATCATCACGGACATAGGTGAATGACCCTGTGATTCGGATTCGTTCAACCGGAGTGTTCTCGTCCACAATATAGACAGGATAGGTGTATTGTGTGACATCCGACTTTAGAGCAACGTGGGTTTGTGAAGGTTCGTAAGCTTCCCGAC